TGGACATATTGCGGCCTAACCTGTATAACCTTGAAAACGCTCTAGATTTTGTCCCTCGTGTCGGGCAGATGATGGGCTCTTACCTTTCCTTTCCACTTTTGTGCCTCCAAAATAGGATGGCGTTTTTGTGGGCCGGAGGCAAGGGTCTTCCCTGCAAGATTAACGGTGATGACATTCTATTTCGCTCCAAACCTGAGTTCTCTCAGCGATGGATGGAAACGGTGTCGTCTTTGGGACTTGAGGTAGAGCGGACAAAAACGAGTGTGTCGGCCGAATACGGCTCTTTGAATTCTACCTTAGTAGTTCGCGAAAAGGGAAAATACAAGGTTCGCCAGACTCTTCGGTTCGGCATGCTAAGGGAGTGTGATGACATCACTTCGCTCTGCAAGACTTACGATGATTTCCTTCGAGGAATTCATGGATCTCACAGGTTCCGTGCTGGCTTTGAATTTTTCAGATGGCATTTGCCCTCTCTGAAGGCTTATAGGGTCAGTACTTTGGAATTGGGTTTCCGTGGTGACCTCGCGTGGCGTTTGACTCGTAAGTGGAACCTCCGTTTGGACCGACCTTCTGAGGTCTTGCCCAGTCTAGGCCCCGATCACAACGTAGTCGTCCCTCGTGATGGCTGCACATTTGTTGACCCGGGTACGATAGGAAAAGACGATAGAAAAGTTAGTGCGATGGAGCTCGCGGCGTGGAAGTGGGGCGTGGATTTCGCCTCCCGTCAGAGACGGTCGATTCTCGAGTTTAAACTCAGAATGTCCTTGATAAGGCCGACATCACCCGACTTTTCCCCTTACCTTAGTGGTTTTGGGGAGTGTTGTCGAGTGACCCGGCCGACTTGGGCTGAGACTCGTCGACCGTTTCTCGTGCCTCGTTGTGTTCGGAAGGAGACCTTTCCTCTAATGATCGAAATAGAGGAATGCCTTCCGCCTTACAGCGAGCATGAAGACGGGACGGTTCTGATAGACGTCAAGAAGACAAAGTAGATGGGACGCAGTCCGGCGAGCGGAAATGTGGTCTGTGCGGAAAGACTCCGCCTTGATTGTAAGGACTGTTGTGACATGGGGCTCCCGAAAGGAGTTACCCTGCGTCATGGAGGTTGGAACCCTCCGCAATAAGCTTATAAGAAAAAGGGATTCCGAGCTTCGGCTCGCAATATGGGACCCTGAGTGGGTGCATGAGTACGCCCCGACGTCGGGCTACGGTGAGGCGGCTTAAAAACCGCGGCTGCGAAAGTAAAGTTGCAGTGGTCTACTGCAGGACGTAGGCGTGTTGTAGGACACCCGAACCTGTGTTTGTCGC